GACTGTGTGATACTACTTGTATTTTTTAAATCTTTTAAATTCTTTACTTTTTGAGCAAGCTCTTTATCCTGATCATTATCTGGATTAGTTAAAATTTGCATTTCAAAATCATTCAATACTTTTACATATTGTGGAGTTACAAATGAAGCCGAACCAATAGCCTGAATATCAGCAGGATTTAAAATAATATATCTAACTGGTATCTCTCCAGCGCGAGCTTCTGTTGTGATCAAATCAGAAAGAACTCTCATATCCTGTTTTGTAAATTGGGCATTTAATTTATAAAGAAATACATTTCCACTACGAAAAAATTCTCTGAAGAACATATCCTGTAAACGCCATAAGTTTACCCTATCGGCCCATGCTTGGAAAAACTTGCGAGACTGTTCGTTTCCACCTGTAAAATAGATTGGCGAACAACTAAATTCGGTCATTAAGTCTATAGTATTTCTAAAAATAGAAAAATTGTAATAAGCTTTTTGACAAAGAATAATAGTATCTTTAATACTTATATTAGAAGTATATTTACCATATCCACCACCATAAATGAAAGGAATAACACCGCCTTCAATATTTTTATATTTATCAGTTCTAGAAATTGTTGAAGCTCTATTCCTTCTTACGGAAGTGTTAACCTCTCCTCGACTAGCTTTGACTTCTATAGTGTCTTTTGACTTTATAGATCCTTCAATTACCTGCGGTTCTGGGAATTTAATATTTTTATTATTATTGTTGTTACTCGCCATAACTTATTATAACAGTCTATTACACCGAAATCTGATATTTTATTAAATTAATTCTGCAACGAATTCGGTGCTTCTCTTTGCAAAATTCTCTGGGGCCATTATATCAAAATAGGCTTTTACACCCCAATTCCCCAACATAAGAGTGGTATAGTTATCTTTTCTAGCTCTATTTATACTTGTAGATTTTTTTAGATGGGATGGTAAATCAAAGCTTTGGGTACCTCTGGAAGTTGTAGTAACTTCAACATTGGCGCACTGGTCTTTAGTATCTTGAATAATAAAATCTTGTTGTTCTATAAATTCACGAACAGTCAATTTCTTTGTTTCATATTCATTATCGGCTTTTTCCCCAATACCTCTAGGGTATATATACTCCATAGGAAGATTCATTGTAAAAATATTTTCTAATATATCTGGGTGGTTACTAGCTCTAGAAGCAAACCATATTTTTTTATGATCAATACAGGTTTGTAGGTAAGAGTTTGCACGACCCAAGAAGAAACTTGTAAAATACTGTTTAATACATATATTTCCAAAATCTTTATTATATTGACGGGCGCAGTCTTTTAACATTTTAGTATAATCTTCGTTTTCCTTGTCTGAATCAAAATCTACAAAACCAATTTTACGGTTTATATCTTTAAAAAATTGAGAATTGTTTACCGCGTCTATAAACGTGTCAGCACCAGCATGGTCAATTACAATTAGGGCAATATTAAAGTTTTTATATAAATAATAAAAATATTTTATATGGTCTTGCAAAGAAGATCCCGCCGCCTGATAACCATGAACTAAAATTCCCTGTTTTTTCTCTTCGTCTATTTCAATTACGCTCATGGCAAAATAGTCAGCGCCCTTTGAAGAAGAAAAGTTTGGATCGATAGATATAATATATTTTTTGTCTGAATCTCCTATGACTTTAGTTGTTGGATATTCACCATCTGGGATTGTGCAATCGTGCATTTTTTTAGGTGAAAAATAACTGTCACCACCATCAATAAAACGGGCGCAATATTCACGAAGAAAAGAGTGGTGAGAACTTCCCCCGCTTTTAGCAACTTGAATTGCACCTTGGTCTACCATGTGAGGAGGTAACGCCTCATAACCTAACTGTGAAATAAAATAAGTTCCTGGTAATTCGCCCTCTTTACTATCTTGGGCTTCTGGGTTTTCAATCAAGTGCGACCACTGTTGATAAACACGAAACAAATGTTCAAATGTATAACTAGCAGAACTAAGTGCTAACATCTGAGATGTATTTTCAAAAATTTGTTTGTTATCTGGATGTAATAGTCCTTTTTTAATTAATTCATCTTCTAATTTTCTAGTACGAATTCTTTCTCCAACGTCTCGTGGAGAACTCAAGAATGGAATAAGAACGTTGTCAATAATATCTGGGGGTAACAGTAGAAATTCATCAAGGATAAGAACGTTGGCACGAATACCACGAATTTTTTCTCCAGTCAAAGGAATCGCGGTAATACTTCCATCATTAACTTGCCATTCGTATTGATCGTTACGTTTACTTTTTAATCCAAAGCATTGGCGAGCTAAAGATGCTTGTGGAGAACTTAAGAATTTTTCTATTTCATTAAATACTCGACGGCTTGTACGAAAGTTAATTGAGGCAATCAGTATTTTCGTTCCAGGTTCAAACATGCACTTTAATATACAATAAATTGCAGCACAAAAACTTTTTGCACAACCACGACCCCAAATAAGCATACAATAATTTCTATTAAAAAAAGAATTTAATGTTAACTCTTGATAAGACTCTAAAGTTAATCCTAATGCTAAATCCGTAGTAAATCCTAAGTTATAACGCAAGAATTTAGCGAGAGAAACTCTTGCCTCTTGGTCTGTTAAATCTCCTTTTAACTCGGAAAGCTCCCTGTTAGTGTCAACAATTAGCTTTTTATTTTGATCTCCTACTATAAGGGCCATATTGTGTCAAAGTAGTATTGCAAATCAAATTTACAAGCCTCCTCGTTCATTGCTAAAATATGTAGAGTTTTAATTTTGGCATCTTCACGGCCATCACAGAAAACAAATTGTAAATTGTCATAGTTTCTTAGAAGCTGTCTCATATTATGGGCGACAAACTCTCCAGAAGCTTTGCTAAATTTTTGTTTTTGATACATCATTGTATTAATCATTGACTCGACTACGACAACGATGTAGCCCTCTAATTTTTTAGCCTTTTGTATTTCTCTTTCAAATCTTTCGCGTCCGCCACTTAACGTCCCGTAAAAATCGTTTAAGCTTTTACGCTCGACGGCCAATTTATTGTTAGGATGAAGAGAATAATCTCCGTATTCTAATTTAGATTCAATTAAAGTATGACCTTCAAAAGAAAAAGGTTTTTGTTCCCGAGTATCTACAATAATTTGTGGGATCGCGGTAAAAGGAATTTCATCTGGAATAGAATAATTAAATCTGGAATGCAATCCACTTTTTTTACATAAATTATTGTAATGCGTTCCAGAAAATGATTCGATTGTACTAACGGGTAATAAACAATTAATTGTTTGGCACTCTACTTGAGCGGGTGCGGTATCTAGGTTCTTTAAATCACAATACTGACTAATTTTATTTGTAAAATAATCTGTACACTCATCCTTACTTAAAGTCTTTAGCCAATTTTTATAGTTTTTCTTGTCTACAAAATCACAAGTGATATACTGGTCGAAAGATTTGTATTCTATTTTCTTTCCATCGAAACGGTCAATACGTTTCCAATACGTTTCGAAGTATGTTTTAACGGATAGCTTATGATAATCCTTTAAGTGTTTTTGTAGTTCGGCAAAATAATTAAATTCCTCTCCACAAACTTTACATTTTAGATATATTTTATTTTTATCTAAGTTCATAATATATTATATTAGCCACTGACCATTTCATCAATATCAATTCCACGAATAACGGCTTTCAATTCGTCCATCGAAGATAAACGTTTCGCCTCTTCTTCTAGATTTTGTTTTTGTGCCTCTGCCAAATTGATAATACTTTTTCGCCGCTCCTCGTCTTTCCACGCCTGTACTAAATTTAATATACTGGCGTTTTCCTGTTTACGATCCTGCATTTTTTTAGAACGATCATCTACCAAAGATTTATATAATTTATTCTGTCTGGTACGACATTGATTGTATTCTGTTTGTAAACTACTAATAGCTTCATTCAAACTCATTTTGATATTCCGACCCTCGTCTTCTTCGGACGCCGTTCTTAATAGCTGGCGCAAGTCTTCAACCTGTTGTAAAATACTTGAAGCTGTAACTGTTTCAGTACAAAGAGTGATAAACTGGTCCAATTCTTCCTGAGTAAGATCATCTTTATCATAAGTATAACGAATAAAAGCATCCTCAAAAAGTTTTCTATCATCCTCTCTTTTATAAGTATTAATTTGATAACAAAAACTAAAAGTATTCATATACCTTTGCAGGGTTTCTACCTGTTTGAGTTGAGTGGCTTTTAACTTTCCTTGTTCCCAACCTATATTAAGATATTTATTAATTCTATAAAGTGTTTGGTCGAGACGTCTTGGTGGAAAATATTCACCCATAGGCCCTGGAGTTTGATTCTCTGTGGGAGTATAAGTTTTCATCTCAAGATACGTAGGATCGCTTTTTTGTATTTTTTCTACCAACTTGTTAACCTCTCTAGACTCTAGACTTAAATGCGTTAAATTATTATTTTTAAATAAAATTTTAGCCATATCTAAGTAGTGCTGATTTTTATAGTTATTCTTTATAAACTCTTCCTGTTCAGTCGTTAAGGAAACCCGGTCTCTTTGGAAAACAGATCTATTTTTATATTCTATATTATTCTCTAATAAAAACTGTTTTAACGCGCGACCCTCTTTACTTCTACTGTCAATATTTTGATCGTTATAAGCGTAGGCGGTAATCTCAGTCAAGGTCGCCTCTGAATTTTTTTGTAAGATTTCTTTTACCCGATCCTGCTGTTCTTGAGTAAGTTCCATTAGATGACCTCCTTTACAATCTCGCGCGCTTTCTGTAGAATACGTGATTTAATTTTACTAATTTGTCTATAGGCTGGGCGACCCTCTTTTAAACTTAGTTTATAACCCATTTTCTTAGCAACCTCTGAATCATCAAAATGTTGCAAGAACATATAATCATATACTTTCCATTCTATATTGCTTAAATGTTTTTTCATCATTTCGTGAAAAAGCGGCATGAGGTCTTCTATATTTATATTATTTTCAGTATCGTGCAAAACACTTTCTAATGTTGTTTCTGGATTGTCATGATTAGGACTATGCATGCTTAATGGGAATTTAACATCGTAAGCAGACTTTTTACTTTTCTCCCACTTCTTATAATCTTTGCAGGAATTATTTTGCGAGCCATAAATAGAACAACCGTACTCGCCAGTATTAAACGGACACTTTAGGCAAGGTCTAGAGAAATTCGAATAGTGGTTTCTTAACATGTTGGTCATCTGGTGGTTGATAACCTGATTAAGCCATGGCCTTAAAGGTCTTTTACAATCCCATTTCTCCCATTTTTTATAAATATGTAATCTTAATCTTTGGGATACATCGTCAAAATCCATCCATGCGATAGCTGTTAAGTGCCAACGGTGTTTACGTTTTTGAATTTCGGAATTGATAATATCTATCGACTCTTCGAAAGTGGGCCTTACAGCTTTTTTAGATGGCATATATTATTCTTGATTTCTAGAAAGCCCAGCTTCTTTTTGAAATTCTTTTAAGATTTGCTCTTTTGTTTTTTTTTCATTATTGGGATTCTGT